AAGAAGTGATTGAAGAATTTGCGGGTTTCCCCGGTGCGTCGGCACATGACGACCTTGTAGACTCCTCGACTCAGGCAATTTTAAGATTTAGACAAGGTGGTTTTATCCCGATTCACAGTGATGAAGACCTTGTATACGAACCAAGACGGGCTTATTCGCCCTACTAGGTAGACAATGGCAATAGAATCTGCACTCAATCCAAATATGCCTTTACTTCCGATGCAAGAAGCTTCGGAGGAAGAGATTTCAGTAGAGATCACGAACCCAGAAGCGGTTTCGATTGAGACTGAAGATGGCGGTATTCTGATTGATTTTGATCCTGATATGTCTTCAGACATGCCATTGGATTTTGATTCTAACCTTGCTGACTTTATCGATGAGCAGGAGCTTAGGAAGCTTGCTTCTGAGTTGACTAGCCTTGCTGAGTCAGACAAAGATTCTAGAAAAGATTGGGAAGAAACTTATATCAAGGGCTTAGAGCAACTTGGTATGAAGATTGAAGATAGATCTACGCCTTGGCCCGGAGCATGTGGGGTTCAGCACCCAGTCCTCGCGGAAGCAGTTGTTCGATTTCAAGCGCAAACGATTACAGAGATCTTTCCGAATGACGGACCCGTAAAGGTCAAGATGTTTGGAAAGATGACGGATGACAAAGAGAAGCAGTCCTACAGAGTCAAGGAGTACATGAACTACTTGATTACTGAGGAGATGCCAGAGTATCGATCCGAAACGGAGAAGATGCTTTTCAATCTGGCTCTTGCTGGATCAGCGTTCCGCAAGGTCTATTGGGATCCTTCGATGAACAGACCCTGCTCGATGTTCATCCCGGCAGAAGATCTTCTAGTTGCGTATGGCTCGCCGTCCCTGGAAATGGCTGAGCGTGTCACGCATGTAATGAAGAAAACTTCCAATGAAGTAAGAAAGCTTCAGGTATCTGAATTTTACAGGGATGTAGAGCTGCACGGTGGTAGCCCCGAAGAAGGCGACATCCAAGAGAAGTATGATGATCTGACAGGGGACTCCCCATCTTACTCGTCGGATGATCGGCACCTGATCTACGAGATGCACTTAGACTGGGATCTCGATGGATTCGAGGACATGAAGGATGGCGAACCTACGGGCATAGCGTTGCCATACGTTATCACTGTAGATGCTAGTAGCTCTGAAGTTCTCGCGATTCGACGAAACTGGGTAGAGGACGACCCGAACAAGATGCGAAGGAACCATTTTGTTCATTACGAATACCTACCCGGTATGGGTTTCTATGGATTTGGCTTAATCCATCTAATCGGTGGCATCGCTAAGTCCGCAACTTCCCTGCTTCGCCAGCTTGTAGATTCAGGAACACTTGCAAATCTACCGGGCGGTCTAAAAGCTAGAGGTCTTCGCATCAAGGGTGATGACTCTCCGATCATGCCGGGTGAGTTTAGAGATGTGGATGTTCCGGGTGGAGCAATCAGGGACAACATTACGTTCCTCCCATACAAAGAACCCTCGAATGTTCTGCATCAACTCTTGCAAAATATCGTAGAGGAAGGTCGGCGCTTTGCATCTATAACGGATATGAAGATCTCCGACATGAATCAGCAAGCTCCGGTAGGAACAACGCTCGCCATTATCGAAAGATCGATGAAGGTGATGAACGCAATACAGGCAAGAATCCATTACGCGATGAAGAAAGAGTTTAAGATTCTTTCTCGTATCGTTAGAGATTACATGCCCGAAGACTACGAATGGGAAGTAGACGGCGGGGACATGATGAAGTCTAAGGACTTCAATGGTCGAATGGATCTCATCCCTGTCAGTGATCCCAACTCTTCTACGATGGCTCAGCGGATCATGCAGTATCAGGCTGCACTCCAGCTCGCTTCAACTGCGCCGCAGCTCTATAACCTGTCAGAACTGCATCGCCAGATGCTCGACGTTCTTGGAATCCAAGACGCAGAGGACATCGTACCTACCGACGAAGATGTCAAACCGATTGATCCAGTCTCTGAGAACATGAACATTCTTAAGACTGATCCAGTTAGAGCCTTTACTTGGCAGGATCATGACGCTCATATCCAAGTTCATTTGGATGCAGCGCAAGATCCAAAGATGCAGGAAATCGTTCAGAACTCTCCGAAGTCAGGCCAGATCGAAGCTGCCCTCGCAGCTCATGTAATCGAGCATCTCGGGTTTAAGTATCGAAGAGAAATCGAAAAGGAACTCGGTGTCGAGCTTCCGCCTTACGGGGAGCCGTTGCCTAGAGATGTTGAAGTTAGAATTTCTTCGCTCGTTGCTGAAGCTGGTAGCCGTCTTCTTGGTCGTGATGTGGCAGAAATGCAGTTGAAGGAACAGATGGAGAAGATGAAGGATCCAGTTGTTCAACAGCAGAATAAGCAGCTCGAAATAGAAGAAGCCAAGGTTCAGTCCAAGATGCAGTCTGATGCTGCTCGTATCGCGGCAGATCTGAAGAAGGCTTCACTTAGAGCTGATCTAGAGCGAGAGAAGATAGAATCTCACGAGATGCTTAAGGGCATGGAGATTGGAGCAGAAGCGACTCTTGAGAACAGAAAGATGGACATCGAAGAGGGCGACGTTGAAGCAGAAAAGTTTTTGAAGGGAATTAAGATTGGAAACGAAATCACTAGAGAATCCAAGGAGGATTAATGGCTGCTTCTTTGAGTGAGGTTTTTATAGCTAAGCTTCGGGAAAACTTGAACAACAAAGCAGATGATCTAGCCACAGGATGTGCGAATGATTTTGCTGATTACAGATTTCGCGTAGGCTTTATTGAAGGGATTGCGACAGCAGAGCGCGAGTTCCTTGATCTAGTCGAACGCGCCGCAGAGAACGACGGTTAACGCCCAATCGGGTGCAAGGGCTTCTTCCTCCCCCTTAAGCGAGGTTGCAACCAGCGAAAGCTGCAAGGAATACAATGTCCGAAACGGATAAAACGGAAGAGGAGTTACAGGATTATCACGAGATTCTAAACAAAGCAGGCGATCAACTTCCAAAGCCAACAGGCTGGAAAGTTTTAGTTGCCGTGCCGCGAGTAGATCGAGTGACCGAAGGTGGTATCTACAAGCCCGACGAAGCAATGCACGTCGAAGAGGTGGGTACAATCATTGGGTTGGTTCTTCAAATGGGAGATCTTGCTTACAAAGATCCTAAGAAGTTCCCAACAGGAAACTGGTGCCATCGTGGTGATTACATCATGATGCGTTCTTATTCAGGCACTAGGTTTAAGGTTGGTGGACAGGAGTTCCGATTAATCAACGACGACACAGTGGAAGCTGTTGTTGACGATCCCAGAGGGGTTGCAAAGGTAATATGAGTACAGAACAGATCGTCTCTTCGCCCTTAAGCGATGCAGAAGGAAATGACGAAGTTCTTGAAGAGTCGGGTTTTGAAATCGATATTGTCGATGATACACCCGAAGAGGACAGGGGGAGGATTCCTCCAGTTGATCGAACTGCGAAAGAACATGAAGAAGAGCTGGCTGGTGTCAGCACTAATGTTCAAAAGCGGATCAAGAAGCTTAAGTATGATTTTCATGAGGAGCGAAGAGCCAAAGAGAACTCGGCTCGGATGCGTGATGAAGCAGTAGTTTATGCTCAGAAAATCCATAAGGAAAATCAAAAGCTTCGTGACTTGGTAAATCGGGGAGAACAAGTTCTTGTCGATGAAGTCAAGCAGAGAACTGAGAAGGAACTAGAGTCAGCTAGATTTCAATTAAAAAGAGCCCATGAAGAGGGTGATCCTGATTCGATAGTAGGAGCGCAAGAGCTATTAGCTAAGGCGGCTTACGATTCGCAAAAAGCTCAGGAATACATCCCAGCTCCGGAACCCGAAAAGGTTCCAGATTATCAACCCCGAAGACAGGCTGCTCTTGCACCTGATCCAAAGGCGGCTGACTGGGCAAAACAAAATCCTTGGTTCAAGACCGATAAAGAAATGACGGCAGTTGCCTTAGCCGTTCATGAGGATCTTGTAACTCAAGGTGTCGATACAAAGTCTGATGATTACTATCAGGCAATCGATCAAAGAGTAAGGGATAGATTTCCCGAAAAGTTCGGCGGTGATGATCAAGATGATCCGGTTCTTCGTTCCGATGAGAACCGCCGAAAACCATCGACGGTGGTAGCACCTGCAAGGCGAACAACTGGTGCAAGACCGCGCAAAGTTCAGCTAACGAAGACCCAGGTTTCCCTCGCAAAGAGACTGGGTATATCTCCTGAAGAATACGCCAAACAACTCTTAAAGTTGGAGAATCAATAGAATGGCTAGAGGCAATAACTCTACAGAGGAACAGGATCCTCGCGCTAAAAGAGATCATGACACCAGAGAGGTGTCTTCTCGACCGGCTACTTGGAAACCACCTACCGTACTTCCTACTCCGGACCCGCAAGACGGGTACGAGTTTCGTTGGATTCGAGTCTCCATGCGCGGAGATGTAGATAACACGAATGTTTCCCGCAAATATCGGGAAGGCTGGGAGCCCGTTAAGCTTGAGGATTTTCCTGAGCTTAAGTTGATTCCTGATATCGATAATCGATTTGATGGAGCAGCGGTACTTGGTGGCTTGATGCTTTGTAAGAACACGACTGAGCTTATGCAACAGAAGCGTGATTACATGGCAAGTCAGGCCAACCTCCAAATGGATGCCGTGGATAACAACTTGATGAGAGAAAATGATGCGAGAATGCCTTTGCTGTCTCCGGACAGAAGCACTCGCGTCAAGTTTGGCGACGGCTCTTAGGAGATGTACTCCTACAGGTCGCCGCTTGATTTTTAGGAGAAACTAAAATGGCTTATGGACTTCGCCCCGTTGGGGCTGGTTACGCTGGCCTCAGTGGTTATAACAACGGAGGATTTGTGGAAGTTCCAATTTCTACAGATGCTGCTGTCGATATATTTGCTGGGGATTTTGTGGAGTGGGTTAACGACGCAACTGGTGCGGGAAGTGCTGGTGTTGTTCGGCAGGCGAATGATGCAACCGGCGAAACGCCCGACACTACCAATACGACTTTTGGTGTTGCAATAGGTTTTCGTTATGTGACCTCTTCTGGAACTCCGACGTGGAGCCAATTCTACGATCAGAGTTCGAGCAACACGGATGCGTATGCTTTTGTATGCACCGACCCTAATCAGATTTATTTAATTCAGTCTGATGGTGCTACTACGATTGAGAATGTGGGCTCTAACGCCCCCATTGACGGGTTTGCCGTTAATGAAGCAAGTTCTACTCTTGGTCTTTCTGGCATTCAGCTTGATCATAGTAATATTGCTGTAACTGCGGCGGATTGCCTTAGAATTGTTGGCATTCCCGATAACGGGAGTAATAGAGCTTCTACTACTCCTGATGTCCTTGTTCGTATTAACACTGGCGTCCTGTTCTCTGATCAGGGAACTGGCATAGTCTAGGTAAGGAGTAATTAATCATGGCTATTTCTAGAGCGCAAATGATGAAGGAACTCCTGCCGGGGCTTAATGCTCTTTTCGGTTTGGAGTATGGCTCGTATGAAAACGAGCATGAAGATATTTACGAGATGGAAACTTCGGACAGAGCGTTTGAAGAAGAAGTCCAACTTTCGGGGTTTGGTGCTGCTCCGGTGAAGTCTGAAGGTTCCGCTATCGCTTACGATACGGCGCAAGAAGCCTTTACCGCTCGCTACAACCACGAGACGGTTGCTCTTGGATTCTCCATTACGGAGGAAGCGATTGAGGATAATCTTTATGATTCTCTCTCGGCTCGCTACACCAAGGCTCTTGCTCGTGCTGCGGCGAACACCAAGCAAGTTAAGGCTGCGTTCGCGTTGAACAACGGGTTCGATACCTTCCTTGCTGGTGACGGTCAGCCTCTGTTCGATACGGCCCACCCTCTCGTTTCGGGTGGTACAAATGCGAATGAGCCTACGACACCTTCGGACCTCAATGAGACCTCGCTTGAGCAGGCTGTGATTGACATCTCAGCGTTCACTGATCAGCGTGGCCTTAAGATTGCGGCTCGTCCTCGACGGTTGATTGTCCCTCCGGAGCTGATGTTCGTAGCTACTCGTATCCTCGATACGGAGCTTCGACCCAGCACGGCTGACAACGACATCAATGCCCTCCGCACCAACGGTGCGATTCCTGAGGGATACCGCGTCAACCACTATCTGACTGATGCTCAGAACGATGCGTGGTTCGTGATTACCGATGTGCCGAATGGCATGAAGGG